TAACTCACCTATCGCACCTACAACGTTGCTAGTGCCACCTGTAATACTTCCCTGCAATATGCCCACAGTAGAAGCTTTTTCCCTCGCACGGTTCATATAGTCGTCATTGATCGGTATCTCTATCATCAGCTTGCACTCAAGTCCACGACTTCGCAGGCATCTGCAGTGCATGCTAACTCACGAGATCCACTTGTATTATCTTCCTTTTCATACATAGAGAACTTAGTCCAGTCGAGTGATGTTGGCACACGCCCATTCCATTCGAGATATTCATCTGCATCTATGTCCTGATAAGGAGCTTGTTGATAGGTGTGATCGGAGAATGGCAAGAACGATACCCCTGATGCAATATCAAAGTTATCATACAACCATGCACCCACTTCCATCCACTCTTCTTCCTTTACAGAAATAGTAACGGATGGTTTGTGTTCACACCAGTTAAGTGCATAGAGTTTCCATAACTCTAGTTGCTCTATTGCACTCATCTCTGTTCTAGTGACTGCACCACTAGGAGATTTCATAGGAAACGAAAACACAGTAACACTATCAGGTTTTGTGATATCAGCTTCAAAAGGTATGCCTTCCTCTTTCATAAACTGTGTAAGTGGATCTTTGTTATCGCCACGTACAGTTCTTATATAAAAAGGATTGTGTCTAGCGTGTATACCTGACGCTGAATCAGTAAGTTGAGATACTGTACCACTTGGCTTCACGCATGTGATAGCCGAGCTTCTTGGTATGCCGATAGCATCTGCGTACTCTCTGTTTGTATCGATTGCAACTTGTTTCATTTCCTGTAACCAAACCTTTGAGTCTGTCATCTTTGACAGTACACCGTGATCCATAATACCAGTTAATGATACACCAAGCAACCTTTCTTCTTCTGTGTTTGTTTTCCAAACTTTACGTAAATATTTTAGATCTGTAAGAGTGGATTGAAAAGTACCCAAGATTGTTGCAACTCTTACCTTAGATCGTAAACTCAATAAGTCATCGCTCTCACGAACTACAACCTCTGATAGATTACAGAACTGATATGGTCTAAGGATAATCTCACTGCATGGATTAGTACCCCACATGTGACCAGTCTGTCGTCTACCATTCTTTGCAACTTGTTCATCTGCAGCCTTACGGTTGAACATACCACGTTCGCCTGACTTTGACTCATACAAAGCTAACCACTCTCTCATGTAGGTTTCCATACTTGGTTTGCCTTTATATGCTACAGAGTTGTTGGCTAAAGATCTTTGTCCTTCATTCTCCCACCACTGTCCAGTTTTAGCGTGAGCCATTTGATCATCGTTCAAGTTAGATAGACTGATCAGTGCAGATCTCCTAACACCACCTACAACAACAACCTCTCCAACTTTGCACATAATATCGTGACACTCCACTGGAAATAACTTTCTTCCCTTTGCGGCCTTGAATTTATCGATAGTGAACTTAAATAAGTTAACAAGAGGATCAGGTCCTGATGCTCTCCCACCCATAATCTTCAGCTTTGCACCTGCAGGGCGTATCTTAGATACATCCCAAGACGGTATCATTCCTGAATAGAGTAAAGCCACAAGCTCACGAAATGCTTTTGCCCACCCTGCTTTACTATCATCCACAACAATTACCACATCAGACTCTTGCATGTTTTCACTTACAATAGGTAGCTTATCAACGTTCTCTCGTTCAACGCTGAAACCTACACCAGTGCCACACATAAGAATGTACATAGCTTCATCAAAAGATCTTGGACTATCTACTGGCAGATAACTACAGTTATAACCACAGACGTTATCTCGTTTCAATGCAGGTCCTGCAGTCATCAATGCTCTCATAGATGGCATAACACTAAGATTAGTTATGTACTCATCTATAGCGTGTTTATCACCTTTTTTCATTTTGTAGTTGTGCTTTTCTAATAAAGCTTCTTCCATAAAGTCTATATACCTAGAAACTGTTTCACCCCAGTTCTCTCTTCTTCCTTCTTCTTCAAGCCAACGAGCATACCTAGATTTATGAATGAACTCTTGGTAGGATGTTGGTAACATATTAGACGACATTATTTTCCCCTTTTTCTACTATTTCAATTAAACGATTTAAATACCACCGTGCTTTTTCTAAATCTTCTACGGCATTTTGTTTGTATTTGTATCTACACACATACTTTAAAATATTACCTTGAAGATATGCTTCAAATCCATCTTTTGTGACAGATTGAATTATGTCTATAGTTTCTATACTAGTTGCGTTGTAATGTGGTGGATGATCAACCATATTACTCATCTCTATATTATCTGATTGCATATTAGCCTGTTCTTCTTTCAATTTTTTCAACATATAATCATAATACCCTATCAATGTTTGCTACCAAAATCAACTTTAATTACGTTATCTTTGTACTTTATTTTCTCGCCTTCTTCATTAAGAACTTCACCAAATATTCTTTTACTTGTATAGTTAAAGGCAAGCTCTGACATTCCAAAGTTAAATACTTCTTCGCTTTTACCAGTGAGTATTCCAACAAGACCTTCATGTATAACTGATCCAACACTGTGATCCATTTCACTTTCATATTTGTTGCCAGTTGTATCGTATGCACTCATCTTAAATTTATCATCACCTACATCTGTAAGTATTATGTAGTAATGACCTTTCTGTAGTTGCATCTTCTTTACAAATTCTTTTATCTCATCTTCATCCATTTTTAAACCACTCCGTAGGTATTGATTTTTCTGCCCACCTGAAGTCGTGCTTATTGCACCAATCAGCGTAGGTTGTCCGACTACCTTTGTATATCTTATTTCGTGCGTTCATAAAAACAAATCGTATATCAAGATCTTTGTGTTGTTGCTTGACCAAAGCCATCTTCACTCTGTCTGCTTTATCTAGATGACCTTTTGCTTCTATGTAGATATCACTTTCGACTAGATAGAAATCAGGTGTGTAGGTTCTTGGCTTGGGTACATAAAGAAACTTCTTGGACTCATACTCAAACTTGACTTTGTTATCAGCCAAACCTTTTGCGAGTTGCAACTCAAACCGTGATCTAAATCGTAATCGTTTCATATTATTTCTCTTAACCCTAATGATTGTATCCGTACGTTTATGTATCCGATCAACTTGGGGGATTGTTTTTCTATTGTGATAAGTTCTTTTGTTAAAGGGTATATCGGCACACATATTACTTTGCCCTGACCCAAAACATAGTGTATTGTTTGAAATTCATTTTCTACTTTCATTATATCTCGTTGTTCAGTGAGAGAGGTGAGAGTTCCATTGTCTGAAAAGTTTTCACGAAGAGTAAGGGGAATACCTCTTTCATGTTGACGTAGATAAACAATGTCTCTCCCACCCCCAGTCTCCACATGGGAGTCTATATAAACGTGGTACAAGTCCTCGTTTAATTTCATAAGATCTATTTGATATTCACGAACATATATAACTGGCATTATAGTGCTTTCTTCTTCAATCTAGAGTACCACACTTGTGGTGGCTGTTTAGCCTTTGATGTTATTTTATCATACAGCACTGCATCTTTCCAACAGTGTGCTTTGAAACTACACATGGTACAAGGTTTAGGCAACAACTTGTTACCAGTTCTTACTTCTTGTCCATCTAGCTTATATGTTTCAAACACATCCTTAAACGGTACTTTGAACTCTAATGACTCATCAGTCAATACTTTAATTCTTTTCTTAGCATCGGCTAAGTATTCTTTTCTATCATCTCCCTGCCATTCGGGAGCTTCAACAACGGCAACTTCTCCACTTGATTTATTTATAACTATCCAACCACCAAACGGCAACCCAGTTGCTTCTCCATATAGATGACCTTGCATAATATATCCAAAAGGATCATCTTCCTTTATCTTCTCATATCCACCGTAGCCAGTGTACTTAAATTTAAATGCCCACTCACTTGCAGACTTTACATCCCAAACTTTCTCTTGTCCAAACTCATCACGTATAATCAAATCTAACGTGCCACTTACATCCGTTCCATCTATTCTGAGTTTGACTGCTTTCTGTTTAGCCACGATATCAACCCCTGCCTGTTCAAGCACAAGCACAGCAATAGACTCTACTATATCTCCAAATAGAAATCTAAATAAAAGGTTGTAGGGTGTTTCTTGTTCGATGCCACGTTTCTCAAGTAATTGTTGACAGACTGGTCTGCCTAAACCTGACATACGTATCTTATAACTTTTCTCTTTATTTAGCTGTACAGTCACAGCATCTTTGCACGAATTGGCAAAGTCCAAAACGGCTTCAGGGGGAAGAGTTACTTCCCCCCTACTAGCACGTTCCATATAGTCTTGGATTTTAAACTGGAGTAGCATTAAAATCGTTCGCTAAATTATCATCTGCTTCTACAATTTGTAGTTTAGATGCGTCTCTGCTCTGTTCTAATACAGACTGATTGGCTGCCTTAACAGTTTCAGCAAACTTTTTCATTAACTCCTTATCTTCATCTGTGATAACAGTTTCGCTTCTAAGAGTTGGTACTGGTGTCCAATATGTAACCGATCCTCTCTTTTGCTTAGCCGTTGCCATGTTGATCCAACATTTCTGCATGATCTTCTTTTGTTTGGTTAGGCTTTCAATAAAATTCTTCATTGGCACGAACCCTGACTTCTTGAAGTAAGCGACTACTGGGTGGCTTTTAATCTTGACTGGTTCTTTGTTGGCTTTTAAGAAATCGCCACTAATCACACAGTACAATACTTGATTGCACACTGCAGTACGTGATCTTAACTTAACTGGATCATCGTCACTTAGTTAC